TTGGCTTTGTGACCAGCCATGCGTGCTGTCGTGCCCAGAGACAAAGCGCCTCTAGGCTTGTGCGAAAAAATTTGACATTTCCTTCAAGAACTCAATCACCTCGTCCAGGATGGCAGGGTACTTGCGATAAATCGCCTCGGCTGCCTCAGCAGAAAACTCAACAGGTTTGCCGTCAAGACTCAGATTTTCCCAGCCGATTGTGGCGTCAACAGCGTCACTAATACGGCCCTCCACGCCATCGTCGATCAGCGTGCCAATCTGCAATTCGGTCATTTTGGCAATGTTGAGGTTTCCGCCACGGCGTTTCAAAAGCGCTGTGGCCCGCTTGCGGGCTTTGGCTTTATACGCAGGCGCATCCATCCCCATAAGGTGTATGCGCATGGGCTTGGACAGATCGGGCTTGGCGTCCTTGCCTGTGACGTATGCTGGCGCGGCTGTGCGAAGATTTGTCAGGTGCAGCCAAGCGCCTGCCTCTGATGCTGATACTGAGTCGAAACAATCCATGGTCTAGATCCTATTGGTTGTGGTTGAAGTCGGGGGGCATGGTCAACCACGCCTCACCCCCCTAGCCTGCGGGAGGTGCAGGATTACGGTGCGGCGACTTCCACGTCGGCGGTCGTGAACTCGATGTTGCAGCTTGCCATGTTGACCGACCCGACCGACTGGCCGCGCGGGAACGACATGACCTTGCCCATGATGTAACGGATTGTGCCGTCGCTGCGCGTTTCGCGGAAGCTGATTTCGTCCTTGGAAGCCAGCGCGGCAAGCAAGATGATCTGGCCAGCATCGGCAGAATCGTAGCCGAGCGGAATGGTGATCGAGCCATAGTTCAGTTCGCCGTGGAATTTGTTGACGATGCCGGTCTTGAGCGGTGTGAACGTGACAGGCGTATAGGCCGCGCCAAATTCTGGAACTTCGGATGCTTCGCCCACTTCGGTCCACGTCAGCGCGACGTATCCGGCTGCGTCAAATGATGCGGGGGTGGCCGCCGAGACGGACAGAAACCCGCCGATACCTTCAGTAAGTGCCATGATGATTTCCTTTCAATGGCGTGGATAGGCGGGGTGCCTATTTCGTGACCGGCAGGATGCCGTTTGTAAACTCGACCAGAACCTCACCGTCAGCCTCTGTGACCTCGGCCACCGTGCCGGAATATGTGACGCCGTTGGGCATGGCAAACTGCATCACGTCGCCGATCTTCGGCTTTTTGCCATTGTAGAGCATGGCGGGCGTCGTGCCGGTCGGTGTCGGCATTGTGACGATCCGCGCGCCGCTGATAGGTTTGGCTTTCATGGTCATGGTGTCCTTTTTTGCGGCGAAGGATGCCTTGAAGGGAATGTGTCTTTGACCAAAATCCCGAACACCCAATGACGCTGATAAATTGTGCGCGACCCATCGCTATGTTCCGTAACTTCTTCTTCGCAATAGTGTGGCTGCCAGTTCATGGTCATGGTGTCCTTTGAAAGATTGCGCGGCAGCGGATCGACACGTTCTTGCGAAAATATGCGCCGTCCATTCCGCCCTGCTGTGGGTGGCCCATTTCCGCAACCTGAATTTGACCGTTCCCAGCAGGTAGTATCAAGTCAATGGGGAATTGGTTAAGAACAAGCTGCGCCTGCGCATTCGCTTTATCCTTGAACGTCCCCTCTTGCACGAAGATCGCAACAAACAGGCGAATGACCATTCGACTTGACTTGGACAATCCAAGGCGCTCAGGCGGAGTGTTGGTGAAATAAGCCAGCCAGTAAGGTGGCTCAGGGGTGATGTATTGCAGCGACGGTGTGTCATAAACTCCGGGAGCATTCTCGCCCCAAACGATAGGCGGCGCTGATGGTGTAGCTTCAAGACGCGTGTTCAAGGCGCTTTCTATTTCGTCATGTGTCATTTGACCCGCGCCTTTGCCTTGCGTATGGACGCCCGCACAATCGCTGGCCATTGATCGACGGCCCCCTCGACGAAGTGCGCGCCCACTTGGCTGTAGGTTCTGCCCAGCTTGTCCGGTCCGGTAAAGCCATCATTTACGCGACGTGCGTATTCAGCCGTCCAAACGAAGGTCCCCAGATCGCCGCCTTTCATTTGTGCAGCAACCAGAATGTGTGACTTTTCACCTTCGCCAAACGCCCCGCCCGCGATTGACGATTGAAGGCTGCCCCTCAGCTTGTTTGTGATCACTGGCATCCGCCCCCCATGACCCTTTGAGGTTTGCGCCACTGAAATTACAGATTGCGTTGCGTCTTTCAGCACGGCATCGATCCGCTGTTGCGTCTTTTTGGTCCATTGGTCCAAAGTTGCAAAAGTATATTTTGCCATCACTTCAGCCTCGCAAAAAAGTCGATTATGATTTCCTCGTAGCATCTGCACTTTACGACTTCAGACGCCGGTGCACCCATGCTTGAGTCGAGCGGGAACATCATCGAATAGCCGCCCACAATAAACGGCTCACCATACGCCACCACCTGTCCGTTGGCGGCTGCATGTGTCGGTCGCGTTTTAGCATCGCCTGCTGAATTCCACTTGCCTTTTGCGTCCTCGGCTCGCACATCATTGTTCGTGTTTTCGATAAGCTGCGCGACAGCCTCATGACGCCCTGCGCTCAAGGCTTTCATCGTTTCAGTTCGGGCGATTGTTTCGCCACGCTGCTTCAGCAGGTTGTTTGAATAGCCCTGCGCGGCCCGATCAATCGCGGATTGTGGCAAAGTTGTGCCGTCACGAATGGCGCGGAAAATAGCAGCGTCGGATTGTTTGTTGCGCGCGGTGAATGTGCTTTTCAGCGTGCCGTCTCGGCCAATCCAGTAGTCTTTGATCGCGCGCTGTTTTCCTGTAAGCGGGTCCGTCACGATCCGGCGAACCCCAACACCGTTTGTGGGCGACAGCGCGGCCCGCATTGATTGGACATACTCCGCCTGCGTGCTGTGCAGCCCCACCAGCCCGCCTTGCCTCTTTCCGTTGACCACGCGACCGCCAATGTCCAGCGCGGTGCGCAGCGGCCCTGCCCCAGCCTCAATGCCGCCCCTGATCGTCTGGGCAATCAACACGCGGGTGTCGTCCACCACCTCAGTCACCAGCCGCGCGCCCAAGTCCCGCGCGATCCGTTCGGCCCGCTCATTCCGGCCCCCGAATGACTGCACGATCTGGTTGGCAATCGGAGCGCGGCGAGTGGCGTATTGAAATGCACGCATCTGATAATTGCCGCCAGCCGCCAGAGCCGTGGTGATCGCCGTATCGGTGCGGAACATATCGGCCGCATCGAACCTGAGCGCGCGGAATGCAGCGTCCGCATCACCGCGCCCGATCGCCGCCTCAAGTGCCTTCATATTGACACCCGCCCGCGCCGCGCGCATGGCTGCGACAAACTCTAACTGGACGCCAGGCCACGTCTTGTCCAGCAACCTCATAAGATTGCGCTGGGTGTCGCGGGTTGTCATTCGGTGCCCAGGCCCCCAAGACGCGCCTCAATTTGGACCATCAGCATTTCGGAAGGCTGAATTTCGTCAATTTTAACGACCATGATGCCGCCTATTTCGTAGTTATGACCATCAATGCGGACGAAAACTTGCGCCCTCCCGTTTAGGGTGCGGACGCGCAACAGCGGGTTGTCAGTTGTGTGGTCAGTCATCTGGTCATCTCCCTCGGTTGCCATCAGAACATGGCCAAGATCATTGAAGTGGTAATCAAGCCGAAACCAAGAACCATATAGTGTGTTTTCTCATGGCCATGATATTGAATTGATAGGAAAAGCGTTGCAACGCCATAAAGCCCTCCAAACACTACCAAAATCATCTGTCCGTAAAGCAAATACCCCATTGCGTCGGTCATTTTGCGACCTTCACCAGCCACGATAACACATACCCTGCAGGGTCCATCGGGATAACCTCTTTCACGGACCAATTCACGCCGTCCACGGTCAGCACGTCCGATGTGCTCGGGGTGATTGTCACGCCGTGGTTCACCAGCGAATAGACGCGCTCCTTTTCGCCCAGCGACAACCCGGTCCGCTGTGTGTAAGTCTTGCTGGACGGCTTGGCAACGAAATCGTGGTTAACTGGCGTGCCGAAAACTGGTGCCCATTCTGGGCCGCTGACAGGGGGCGTGCGGGTTATCCTTACAGACATTGCGCCATTCCCGTTACCAGCGGCCCGGCCCGCCTGATCATAGGCCCGAGCGATCTGAGCGGCAATCCTGGCCCCGCTCATACCAGCCTCGGACCGGTTGCGTAACCGTAAAGCCCACCGCCGATGCAATGACTCAGCATGCTTTCAATTATCGTGGATCTTGGAACGGACGCCCCAACCTTAGTGGCATCGCTGGTAGGCTGCCACTTAATACCATCCACAGCAACAAGAACTACCTGCTCAGCAGGTGTGTATGTGGATTTCCAGAAGCCTGGTTCTGCAATTTCAGCAATCGCTGCTTCGTACACAGCTTCCACAACGTTGGCACTGTCAATTGTGCAACTTGATGTTTCCAGATATGTGTACCGAATGTAATCGGAGGCATTGACAAGTCCATAAATCGTTGCCGCGTCGTTAGCGATTACCGTGCCGCGCGCCGCGGCATATGCAATCAGCCCTGTGGTTGTGCCGATCATGTGACACTCCTGTGGTTGGCCCGGTCCGTTACTTTTTGCCGGTCGGCATGGCGGGCTGTGCCTTGGCGTCTGCCTCGGCTTTGTCAGCTTTGGCTTTGGCATCAGCTTCGGCCTTAGCTTCTTCATTGGTTGACTTGAACTTCAAGCCTGCAGCCTTGTACCGGTCGACTTCAGCCTCGGTCAAGTCGGACTTCACCGTTTCGGTTTTACCCGGTTCGATGATAACGTGACCGCCCGCAATGCGGACGGCCTTTGCGCGGGCGGTTGGGTTCCCTACGATCATGTCAGCGTGCCTTTACGCAGGACGCGCGGCTGGGAGCACATATAGAGGGGGTAGCTGTAGAGCTCGCCCTTGGTCCACATGTTCCGTTGACGGTCGGGAATGTTCATGGCGTAAAGCGGCTGGCCAGGTGTGTTGACAAAGCCCGCGGCCTCCAGCGGTGCATATGCCACCTCGAAAACACCAGTCGCGCCGATCGGGAAGAATTTGGCCTCATCCGTTGGGACTGCCACGGTCGTTCCGTCATCCGTCCCGCGATAGTTGTGGAACGTGATGCCCCCGATCTTGAAACTCTCGAAGATGGCGGTCTGATCGCGCATCGCCTGAGCGCCCATCTGGTTCAGATAGAACTTTTCGACGTTGGCGTGCTTGACCAGCATGTCATAAAAGTCGTCACCGGCAAGCGCGTGGATCGTCGCGCCGGCAAGAGCACCTTTGCCCGACCGTGCCATGCTGCGTGCGATGCCTTTACAGATGCCGATCACGTCGGTCGTGACCACGTCCAGTTCGAAGCTGATGGCGGTCGGGATCGCCTCGTTGAACTCTGTCGCGTAGTCGTAGATCACCGTGCTGCCATCAGCGTCCAGCAACAGACCCTGAAGCGCCCCCAGGCGGTGGTGTTCATGGGTCAGTTCCATGTCAGCCCGGATCCGCAACATGCGGGCGTTGAACTCGGACTGAACTGCCATCAGTTCGGACTCGGTGCCGCTGGCCCGGATGCCATCCAGCTCTGAAGCATACAGAGTGAAATCTTTGGCAAGGCGGGTGGTCTTCAGCGCAACGGCATCGCGCGTGGTGCTGTTAAGCGTCTCAGGCGGTGCGCCAGCGGCCGACGTCGGGATCAGCGTAATGCCGCCCTCGGTGCGGTCAACAAAGACGTTTCGCGTCCGGACCGGTTTGGGGGTGAACAGATTGAGCGAACCCAATAGTTGTGGAACATACGGCATTTTCTGGACGAACCCGGAGAGGGAAGTCGTGGAAAATGCCGAGTTGTTGAAAATGTCCATAGTGGCCATGTCGAATTACTCCTTCAGCGCACAATGATGCCGAGTGCAGCAAGTGCTGCATCAGCGGCGGAAATTGCAGCGGCATTGGCCGCCGGGTCATAGGTGATTTCAGTTTTGACCACTTCGGCCGCGCGCGCGACAACAGTGGCCATGACGTCAATCGCACTGCCGGTGGTGTTGGTCTGCGGAACCAGAAGCAGACCGGCGGGGGTTTGAGAACCGTCGCTGGAAGCGGCAAGCTGAGCCACGAACTTGCCGCCCGTGGTGACACGGCCCATGATCCGACCAGCCGGGATAGTGCTGTTCGGCGGGACCGTTACGACAACTTCCTGGCGCGACCGATAAATGGCGCTGGCTTCGGAAAGCAGGAACGAATAACCCCGCGAGCCCTCAGTGAGAATAGTCATGATTTATGCCCCTTTCGCTGGCAGGAACGCGCCCCAGGCGTCGTTCGTTACAACCTTCAGGCCGCCCTTGACGCCATCGGCGAAAGCGTCAACAGGCTTGACGTCCTTGGCCAGCGCCTTGAACATGCCGGTGATTTCGGCGTCGCTGGCGTCTTTCACCATTTCGTCGCCGTACTTGCTGGCAACAGCTGCCTTGCGCAGATCGGCATCACCGACATTCGCACTTTCGACAGTCGGTGCAATCGATTTGACCAGGGTTTCCAGTGCCACCCGATCAGCGACCATCTTGGTCATCTTCTCAGGAGTCAGAGCGGAGTCGGTCAGC